TTCTCGTTCCGAGTCCCCTCAGACCGCCCCGTCCGTCGCCGTCGTGCTACCGGTTCGCTACCTCAGGTCGGTGACGGGCGGGGCTCCCCTCTGTTCCGCCGCCTCCTGGGCCTCGCGCGCCCGAGCGCAGTCCGGGCAGACGTCCGTACACAGCTGCCCCATGCGGTGGCAGTAGACCTCTCCGTCCATCCTTGGAGTTTCCCCTGTCGGTCAACCGCGCCCGTTCGTCGACGAAGCGGAACACTTCGACCGCCGAGGCGAAGACGAAGGTGATCGCCGCGATCCGCGACGGCGTGCAGGTCGTCGAGGCGATGCAGCTGGTCGAGCGCACGGCTGAGACGTATAAGGACTGGCGGAAGAACGACTCGGTCTTCCGCGAGCAGGTGGACGCGGTGCGCGAGGTGGCCCGCGCCGCGCGGTCGCGGCATCGCGGGGATCGCACCGAGGTCCCGGATTTCGAGACGTTCTGCCGCGACTACCTCGACCAGCCTATGGCCCTGCATCACCAGCGGGTGTGGGACGTCGTGAACGGCCGGGAGCCCCGGGAAATGCACCCGGCCATTCGCTATCAAAAGGGGCGCAAGCAGCGCCTCCTTCTCAATTTCCCGCCTTATCACGGCAAGACGTCTCAGTGGAGCGTCGCCTATGTGGTATGGCGGATGATGTGCGACCCGAATGTGCGGATCGCCATTGTTTCGCAGACCCAGCAATTCGCGAAGAAGATCGTCCACCAGGTCAAGCAGATCCTGACCCTGCCCGCATACGCCAAGCTCCACGCGGCGTTCATGCCCGAGGGCGGCTGGAAGGGCGAGTCCTGGACGACGTTCCACATCTACTTGGCCGGCGTCGACCGCGCGCAGAACGATCCGACCTTGCAGGCCCTCGGGCTGAATGGTCAGATCTACGGTTCGCGGCTCGACGTCATTCTGCTCGACGACCTCGTGACCGGAAAAAATGTCCACACCTACAAAGAGCTGGCGGATTTCGTCGGCACCGAGGTCGCGTCCCGAATGAACGACGACGGCGTCCTGATCTGCCTGGGCACGCGCATGGGCGCACACGACCTCTACTCCGAGTTGCGTGACCAGCTGGAATGGGACGGCGAGACGCCGGTCTGGACTTACTTCGCGCAGCCCGCAGTGCTCGAACAGCCGGAGCGCGACCCCTCGACGTGGGTCACGCTGTGGCCGGAGCTCGAGGACGGGACCCCGATGTGGCCCGGCGAGTCCTTGGCGAAGCTGCGCGCGGAGGCGAACTCCGAGGCCCGCTGGCAGCTGACGTACATGCAGCAGGACGCGTCGATCGACCAGGTGTTCCCGACCGGCGCGGTCATGGCGAGCATCGACAACCGCCGCGCGGCTGGCCCGATCGAGGGCCTCTACTGCGTGCTCGGCGTCGACCCGGCCGCGAACGGCTACACCGCGATGATCGTGATGGGGCTGGACCGCGCGAGCGGCCGGCGTTTCGTGCTGGACGGGTTCGTCCAGGCGAAGTGCCCGCCCGACCTGTTCATGCACAAGATGCGGCACTTCGTCACCACCTACGCCTGCCGCGAGGTGGTGATCGAGACCAACGCCGTGCAGGGCTTCATCGCGAGGCAGCAGGACTTCCGGGACTTCTGCTACACGAACGGCTGCCTGATCCGCGAGCACATGACGGGCGGCCAGAAGTGGGACCCCGACATGGGTGTCGCCTCCATGGCGCCATGGTTCCTCGGATGCGCGGAGCACGACACCGAGCGCGACGAGTGGACCCGGCGCCCGACCGAGTTCCATCCGATCAGCCTGCCGAACCCGAAGTTCTCGGGCGGCTGGCACGAGATGCTGACCACCCAGCTGACCACCTGGCAGCCGCGCGAGACGCGCCGCTCTCAGACGACGCCGACCGACGCGGTCATGGCGCTGTGGTTCGCCTCGATCGGGATCCAGCGGGCGATCGACCAGGCCCGCTCTGTGCCCCGGCACACGAACAACCCCTTCCTCACGCGCGGGGACCGCAAGGACCGCGTCGTCGTGAACCTCCACGAGATGCGCGAGCAGCAGCTGCGCCGCCAGACGGAGGTCTCTTTCCACACCGGGAGCTGATCTGTGACGACGCCGTTCGCCACCGCCGAGAACGGCCTGACCAAGCGCGTCCGCCGAATGCAGCGCGCCGCCGTCGAGCGTGATCAGCGCATGCTGGTCATGGGCCTGGTCCGCCAGGGCAAGCCAGAGGTGCTGTTCGAGGACTTGTTCTCCGACACCTGGCGGAAGCCTATTGTCGCCAACTTCATCCACACCGTGGCCCAGGAGCAGGCCGACCTGCTGGCCCCGTTGCCGGCGCTGTCGTGCTCGGTCGGGGCGATGAAGTCCGACGCCGACAAGCGTCGGGCGGCCACCCGCAACAAGATCGGCACGCACTACATGCGTGAGTCGAACCTGTCGGTGTTCATGCACTCGTTCGCCGACTCGCTGATGACCTACGGGTTCGCGGTGATGTACGCCGAGCCGTGCTACGAGTCGCAGCTGCCGAAGATCCGCACGATGCCCAGCGTCGGCACGTACTTCGAGAACGACCGCTTCGGCAACACGCTGCGCCTGGCGCACTGCTACAAAGAGACGGTCGACAAGATCGCCTCGATGTTCCCGCAGTACGCGCCGCTGATCCGCACGAAGGTCGACGACTTCGGCAACCGCCAGGTGTGCTCGGGCGAGGAGAAGCTCGAAGTCGTCCAGTGGATCGACGACACCCGGTGGTGCCTGTTCCTGCCTGACCGCGGCGACCTGATCCTGGCGTCGTTCGAGGTGAAGACCGGCAAATGCCCGGTGCGGGTGGCCGAGCTGCCCAACATGTTCGGCGAGCCGATCGGCAACTACGACCAGCTGGTGTGGGTGCAGCTGGCCCGGCACCGGATCGCGCTGCTGTCGCTGGAGGCCGGCGTCAAGGCGGTCGGCGCACCGCTGGCGGTGCCGCGCGACGTCTCCGAGCTGGCGGTCGGCCCGGACGCGGTGATCGTCACCGAGTCCCCGGAGAAGGTCCGCCGCGTTTCGCTCGAGGTGCCGAACTCGGCGTTCGCCCTGGAGCAGACGCTGGAGCAGGAGCTCCGGCTCGGCGCCCGCTACCCGGAGGGCCGGGCGACCGGCATGGACGCCTCGGTGATCACGGGCCAGGGCGTGCATGCCCTGATGGGTTCGTTCGACGCGCAGATCGCTTCCGCGCAGGCGATCATCGGCAACTGCCTGGCCCGCACGCTGGAGTTCTGCTTCGAGACCGACGTCAAGGTCTGGCCGAACACCCGCAAGCGCGTGGTCGGGCAGGTCAACGGCGAGCCCTACGACGTGACGTACACCCCGTCCAAGGACATCGGCGACGTCTACACCGTCGACGTCAGCTACGGGTTCGCGGCCGGGCTGTCCCCGAACGCCGCCGTCGTGATGCTGCTGCAGCTGCGCGGCGACGGCCTGATCGACCGCTCGACGGTGCGCCGGAACATGCCGTTCGCTATCGATGACGAAGCCATGCAGCGCTCGATGGACGTAGAGCAGACCTTGGATGCGCTTAAGCAGGGGCTCGGCGGGCTGCTCGCTTCGACCGGCCCGATGATCGCCCAGGGCATGGACCCGCTGCCCGCGTTCCGCGCGGCCGCGCACGTGATCAAGGACCGCCGCAACGGCAAGGATCTGGCGCAGGCGTTCATCGACGCCTTCGCGCCGGACGTGCTGGCCGGGCCTCAGGCCAAGGAGCAGGAGCAGGCCGGTGCCGGTCCGGCTCAGGCGAGCACGGGGGCACTGCCCGGCCAGGACTCGCTCACCGGCCTGCCCGAAGGCACCGTACCGGGTCAGGCGGGCATGGGCGCCGGGGGCGCCCCTGACCTGCAGACCCTCATCGCTGGGATGCGGAACGGCAAGCCGCAGCTCGACGCCGCTGTCTCCCGGAGGCTTCCGACCGCATGAGCATGCCCGTCTCCGGACCGGGGGCGCTGTCCCGACGGTCCGACACCCAGGCGATCAGCACGCCCACCGGCCTCCCGTACGGCGAGGCCGGGGCGCTGCGTTCCGCCCAGCAGGCAGTCCCGCTGCCGCAGACCCCGACGCCGAACATCATCGACCTCGGGGCGCCCACCCAGCGCCCCGGCGAGCCGGTGACCCACGGCGCCGACGCCGGCCCCGGCGCCGGTTCCGCAATCCTGCGCCAGCCCGGCCCCCCGGCCACGGGCG